TTTTGGCTGAAATTGCTTGTTTTGGATTGCTTATAGAACAGTGCAATCTGCACTATAAATAAAAATAAAAATATTTTACAAAAACAGTTGACAAATAAGACAAACTATACTATAATATATGTGTAAGTAAGTGATGTGGCCCGGGTGGTCGAAAGCTTGCTTACCTACGAAAACTAAAAACTAAAAAATGGAGATTAACATGGCAAACGAAATGACAAGAAAACAAATGGACAAAATTTTTGAAGCAGGAAAAAGTGTGTATCTATATCTTTCCGAGCAAGTCAATTCGGCTTACGACGACGGCGAAGATATCGATGAAGGTGATATTATCGGAGACGTATTTGATACGCTCCGAAAAATGGGATTTGAAATACCGGAAGATGAAGAACCTTCCGAAATGGAAGAAAGATGGTTTGATTGGGCAGATGAAATATTGAATCCCCAAGAAAAAGATGACGAATAGACGGGAACCCCCGCCGCCGGTCGGGTAAAACCGGTAAGGAGAAAAACATGTTTTTTAAAAAAAAGAAAAAAATAACAGAACTTGAAAAAAAGCTTGAAGAGGCGATAAGAGATAAGCGCCATCTCGAAAAAATTATCGCAGACATTAAAGCCAGGAACGACAGTATGGATGAAAAGTTATACCAACTGTCTAAAATAAAAATGGTTAAACCTCATCTCGAAAGTGGGCGCGAAATAGTCGGCGAGACCAATTCCCACGTCTTATGTTTTGTGGTTGAGAATAGTCCAGCGCACCACTTGTCTGGAAATTTTCCACCTGAAAAAAAACTCAGGATAAAGGAGAAATAAAAATGAAAATAACTAAAGAATATCTTCGTAAGCAAAATGCTTGTGAAGAATCATTAAAATTTGGCACCGAGCATGACCTACTCGGTATGGAAGCTGTACCGCTTATGGAACGATTGCTTGAGCTGGATAGAATTGATTGGGCGTTGTGGCTCATCGTTCGAACGATGAGCCGCAAGCAATGCATTCAATTTGCTTGTCACTGTGCGCGTTCTGTACTTCATATTTTTGAAGAACGTTTTCCGGGAGACGAACGGCCACGAAACACAATTGAAGAAGCGGAGAAGTTTGGAACGCTAGACTTCGATGAAGGAAAATGTAAAGCAGCCAACGACAACGCCGCCAACGCCTACTACGCCGCCAACGCCTACGACGCCGCCAAAGACGCAGCCAACGACGCCGCCAACGCCGCCGCCTACGCCGCCAACGCCTACGACGCCTCCGCCTACGACGCCGCCTACGCCGCCAACGCCTACGACGCCTCCGCCTACGACGCCGCCTACGACGCCGCCTACTACGCCGCCAACGACGCCGCCAACGCCGCCGCCTACGCCGCCAACGACGCCGCCAACGCCGCCGCCTACTACGCCGCCAACGACGCCGCCAACGCCGCCGCCTACGCCGCCAACGACGCCGCCAACGCCGCCGCCAACGACGCCGCCAACGCCGCCGCCAACGACGCCGCCAACGCCGCCGCCGCCACTAACGCATCCAAATGCGACAAAAAAGTAAAACTTGCCGATCTTGTCAGGATTGGAATAGATATGATAATCAAATAAAAATATTTGTAAAAAAGTATTGACTTAATTATTAAAACATGTTATAATTAATTCGAGGTGATAAATGAAACAAAAAGAAATAGATTGGCAGTATGATGATGACTGCCAGGAATGGACCGGTAAACTATCAATATTTGAATTTTCGGTTGAATTTAGGATTCCAGGTTGGGCTGTAAGGCTAACTGAACCGGAGTTTAGGAATTTCACAATCGGACACACTTGGTCGACTAACGGAGTGTGTGATAAGTTTGATAGCGATGGTGCTGCTAAAAAAAAATGTGACGAGTACATTTCGGACATATTGTCTGAAATGACAGTTGATTAATAAGGAGGTTTTATAATGGAATATATTGTCAGCCCCGATGACGGGCCAAAAATAGCAAAATTGTTGAAAATTATGGGTATATCCCAGTCGGGATTTGGGCAGAACCCATCCACAATTTCCCTATGGCTCTCTGGTGGAATACCGATGCCAGGAAGTTATCCGGGAAAAATTCGTGGAAAAAAGGTTGACGGCACAACAGCCGCTGAAGTTGGGAAAGAACTCATTGATGCAATTCGGTCGAGAAAATCCATCATCAAGGAAGAATTGAACGCCTTGTTGCAGTTCGTCGAAAGTCTGTAGAATTTCAACCAACCATGCAAGATGGCTGCCGGGAGTAGCGGACTTGCCCCGTACCGGGTTATGTACAGGTTGAAAAAAAGGAGCTAAAAATGGCATTACAAAAAACTAACACAAAAAACGATATTCACCGTGCCATGTTTGTAATATATGGTCCATCCGGCGTAGGAAAAACAAGGCTCGTTACCACGTTACCGGAAGAAAAAACGTTAATTCTTTCGACTGAAAATGGGTTGATTGGTCTTCATGAAAAAAATTACGATGTCTTTGTTATTCGATCATGGCAAGATTTATTTGATGCATGCAAAGAACTTTCTAAACCTGAAAGCTTAGGGAAATATGAATATATTTTTGTTGATTCATTTACCAAAATAATAGAAATGAACCACCATGCGATCATATCGAAGGCGGACCCTTCGTCCGTTGCAAACCTGAACACTCAGGCAACAATGCGTATACAGGATTGGAATACGTATGGAACTATGGTGAAAAATTTCCTTGCCCATTTCAGGAATTTGACCTACCATGTAATTTTTACCTGTCTTGAAGACAGGGAAAAGGATGAGTTGACGGACCGGGTTAAGTATTACCCTGCAATCCCTGGAAAAATGGTACCTAATGCGCTACTTGCAACCGCTGATTTTTATTTTCGGATGGTTCACGTTAGGCCCACTCAGGATGACCATGTAACACGAAAACTATTGACTGCGGGTTCAATTGATTATGACGCAAAGGACCGCAGCGGAAAACTAAAACCGGCAATGGACCCGGATTTATCGGAAATTTTCCGAATTATTTTTGAAAAAAAGGAGAAAAAAAATGGCAACATTTAGCGCAGAAAGTTGGAAAGATGTCCCGGAATACATGGGAGTTGGTGAACACAGAGTGAAAATTATGTCAGCAGCAGATTGTGTGTCCCAAAACGGGAAAAGTCAGGTAAAAATTGTATTCAAAAATGAAAAAGGGGAAACCCACGGGCAATTTTATCCGACGTCCGATAAAGGGTTAGTTTTTTTGTTCAAGGTTTTTTCTGCATGTCAATTTAAAAAAGAAAATGCAACCGACACAAATTTGTTGCGGGGGTGCAGGTTAATCGTTCATCTTGCAATTGAGTCAAAAAAGGTTGAAACGTTCGACAATGAAACCGGTGAAAAGACAATAGAAACGGTTGCAGGTTATCCGAAAATTATCCGGTATGAACAAGACTCATCGTTTGATAGAGACAAACAGGCGGAGCAAGATTTAGACCGAATGGAATACGACGCCCCTGACCCTTTTTAAAAAAATGGAGCATGTTTATAAATCGATATGAGCCAATTTTAGACGTTGCAGTTTTTAAATAACAAAACATATTGATAAACGCTTAGATTGTCTTGTATCGATTTGTATTTTCACGATAACCCGTCCACACTGCGATAAAATAAAGTTATTTTATAAAGTGTGTGGACATTGAAACTATATGGAGCTAAAAAATGAAAGATCAAAGAAGAATAGAAACGAATTCAAGCGTTTCGTGTTTCATGACTTGCCCGCGTAAGTATTCCTATCGATACGAATTGATGCTGACGCCTTTGGATGAGGCGAAACCGTTGCGAATTGGACGGATTGTCCATGATGCGATATCGAAGCATTTGAACGGAATGGGGACAGTTGAAATTGAAAAATACATCCTGGATTCGTTCCGGGATGGACAGGTTGAATTGATTGACCTGTCAATGCTTTCTAATGATGAGAACGTGTCAATCTCGTGTTTTCGTCGATACGCAGAAACGTTCGGAGTTGATGTGAATGTCATTGAAGTTGAAAAAGAGTTTTCAATGAACGTTGTTCATCCGTTCGAGCTGGACACGCTGGAAACAAAAGTGGCAGGAAAGATTGATGGATTAATGGTGGTCGGTGGGCAAAAATGGATAATCGAACATAAGACGGTGTCCAGTATTTCGAGTGACTACGTTTTTGGATTGACAATGCTTCCGCAGGCGCTCACATACTTGACAGCGTTTCCAGGTGCCGTCGGTGTTGCATTCAATCTTATCAAGAAGATTGAAATTCCAGAAAAACCTAAGTTGTTAAAAAGCGGAAAATCGCTTTCAGTTGACAAGAGGCAGAATACGACTATTTCGCTTTTTTTGGAAGCAATCAAGGAAAATGGATTCAATATTTCCGATTATTCAGAAGTAATTGAAGCGATCAGGAATAAGGAATCGGATATCGTCCGGCATTGGTTGACGTATAGCGATGAGATTCGAACTCAGTTTGAATTGTCGCTTTACGAAAATTTGAAGAGATTGGAAGTATGTGCTTCAATTGGAAATTGGCCTATGAACTTCCATTCCTGTAGTGGAAATTATGGAAAATGTCAATTTTTTGACGTTTGTAGTTCGAGGGAAAAGAAGGGAACGATTGACACTCTTTTCCTGGTTCGTGAAAAAAAGCATGAGGAGTTGGTGGAGTGCGGAGGTGAAGAATGAAACAGTTTAGCGAATTGAGTTATACTCAAAGATCATTTATCGAGTTGATGGTTTTTCGTTGCCAGGTTGGATTTATCGATTGTGATGAATTCCGAAAATATTGCCGGGAAATAACCGGTTTTAACTACGGAAATACGGTCTGGTATGAAAATGCATTGCAGGGTGAGTTTTTGTTCACCCACCCAAAAAATCTTGTTGACAAAACGAAGGATTATGTTGTTTCTAAAATTCCACCTGTCACGGTTTTTCCGGTTCGGTTCATCGAAAGAATGGAGGCCTGCAAAATTCCAATTTCAAAAGATCACATAACCATGATGTCCCGTGTAAAAGTTCTGCAGCAAGTTTCAGGTTCGGAAAAATATAAATACTTGAAACCTGCGAGGGTAAAGCGGGATATCAAGTTTACAGTTCCAACCGTCGAAATGGTTTTTCAATTCATGAAGGAAAAGACCGGTTCAACTTCTTACGCCACAGTGTCAAGCCAAAAATTCGTAAACTATTATTTCATAAGAGATTGGAAAATTCAGGGGAAAAAACAAATGGAAAACTGGAAGCTGTCCGCTGCCGGTTGGGTGGAAAGAAATTTCGATCAGATACCGATTATACTTGACGAACCGGAAGAAAGTTCAAGAGATTGGGAAACGGTTGTGTAACATGTGTTCAACTGAATATTGTTGCGATGGGTGGATTCCGACTACTTTCGAAGAAAGCGGGAGGCCTGCACCCGGGTCTCCCGTCGATAGATGCCCGGAGTGCATGGTTGAAACTCGAGAAAGAAAAATAAAGGAACGGTTCCCGTCAATTCAAGACCTTTCAACTTTCAAGAATGAAATTGCAAACCGGGAAAAGATAGTCGACGCGGCGTCCGAATTTTCCTGGAATTCAAAAAAATACCTTTTCTTGGTTGGGATTCCCGGCGTTGGAAAAACACACCTTGCCTTGATGGTCCTATTGAAAGAAAAAAGGCAAATTGCAATCATTTCAGCAATGGAGTTGTTCCGTATTTTTTCCGATATGGCCGCCGGGTACAGGCAGGAAACCGTCGATTCCTTCGAAATGTATCAAAAAATATTGGATTCATCGATGATGCTTATTGACGACTTGAATATTGAAACTAGAACGATTGTTCAACAACAATATTTTCAGAACTTTCTTGACAGGTACAATGGAAAAATAATTTTCACGTCAAACCATCCGCCGGACAAATTAGGTTTCAACGCGGCAGTTCAATCCCGGTTAGGTACGGATTCGGAAGAAAGGGATAGCATTCGGACGGCACTTTGCTTGACGGGAAAAAATTATAGAGGTAAAAAATGATACAACCTGTTGAAAAATTGCAACGTATGTTCCCCTACTACGGAGCGAAGGCAAACCAAACGATGATTAAATATTTGAATTATTTGACTTCCGGTGTTGATTTCAATGTATATGTAGAGCCATTCGCCGGCAGCGGTTCGGTTTTCTGGATACTTCATCAGTCGGGAATAATGGCGAATAAACTTTGCTGCATAAATGACCGGTCAAATTTGATTTCAAATCTTTGGTCTGTGATAATGGCCGACGACCATCAAAAAAAATTATTAAACAAGCTGGTAAAATCGGAGCCCCACTCGCAAGCCATGCACAAATATTGCATTGATAGAATTTCTCCGTATATGAAGGAACCATTGACTCCGATTTCATTCAATGAAGAGTTGGCATTTTGCACATGGTATGTTTTGTGCACTTCATTCAATTCAGCGATGGATGGCGGGTTTGGGTATGGTTCCTCCTGTCCCATTCCATCCGGGAGCACAAACAAGGAAACAAAAAAATTGATTACTTACCGGGAAGCGATGCTTAATTTTTCTGCAAAACTCGAACGGGTTCAAATTTTCAATGATGACGCACTCGTCGTGTTGGATAGATTTTGTAAAAACAAAGAAAACTCAAAAACGCTGATATACATTGACCCTCCGTATGTCGGCTATGGATTTGGAAAAGAAAATGGAAAAAAAGCGGACCAGGGGTGGTATGCTGGATATACCGAAAACCAATATATTGACTTGCTGGATTGGCTTTCAAATTTTGATGGGATGTTTTTTCTTTCAAATTATCCATCAGAAATCCTCAAAGAGTATGTCATGGAAAATGGATGGAATTATCACGAACTTGACTTGCAGTCTTCGGCAAATGTGAAAAATAACAAGTCAAGGAAAATTGAGGCGATTACGTGGAACTATTCAGAGCAAAAAACTTTATTTGGAGGATTGTAATTGTAAAATAAAAATATTTTACAAAACATATTGACAATGAAATATCGATATGATATAATTAAGTTGTAAGTGAGTGATCAGGAATTGCCACTACAAAGGAGATAAGCAATGAATGAAACATGGACAGCAAGCGGAAATGGTCAAGAGTATTGCAAAATAAATGGAGAAAAATATTTTGTGTTTTTGGCTTGCGGTGGGTTTATTTCCGGGATGTTCCGAAAGGGATGGTTTGGTTATGATGGAAATTTCCAGAACCATGCGTCAAACAAAATAGTTCGACTATTTTCTACAGTCGAAGGGGCAAAGGAATTTTGCCTCAATCATGCGGGAGGTGAAAAATGATTGGAACGTGTAAATCTAAAATGAGCGTGTACCTGGTCGCATTAATTGATTTTTTTCCGCAATGCGAATGGGATAGAGACCGGGGGCAATGGGAATTTTCAAAAGACTATCACCCTGAAATCCGAGGCAGGGAAGTGCTAAAAATGTGTGGGATATGGGTTGTTGGTCCAAATATGATTTCAATCAACGAATTCATCCAGGAATGCTTCGAAGAAGAATTTGAAATTGACGTGGAGGATTTCGGACCCATTTCCAGAAGATTTCATCGAGAGGTGAAAGATTTTGTATCCGCTATATCGTGGATAGTAAGGGAGCAACAATGAATTGGAAAGAAACAGATGCAAGCTTAATTATTCGATTTATGCTTGTTCCAGACTCCCGGGGTAACGATGTTAGATGGGGAGTACATATATATCCGTATTCCGCAACGGATTGGAAGGTTGGTGTTTCAACGGTTGGCCTTTCCAGTTTCCTTCCTGGGAAAAAAACGTACAAAACAAAAGAGGCAGCGAAAAAAGCTGCAGAAAAATTCATTCGTGAAAAAATAAAAGAATGGACGGAGGCGATAAATGATTAAGGAACTTATTGAAATTATTTTTCCAGGCATTGCTGTTCCGATTTCCTGGATGTGGTGGATGTCGGCTTCAATGATTGAATATGAAATCACGACACCGGAAAAGGTCTGTATCGCGCTGGGTACGTTTCACCACGAAACGCAGGGTTTTACTCTGTTTGAAGAAAACTTCAACTACCTTGGAAATCGGAGTATTGTTGAAGGTGGAAACCGATTATTGAAAGTTTTTCCTTCGGCGTTTAGGGTGTTCCCTATACAAAATCGAAGATATCAAGCACAACTATTAGTTCAGAAGTCGGATATAGAAATCGCTGATTTTGTGTATGAAAAAATTGGAGGTTGGAATTTTCGAGGTAGGGGTCCAGTTATGTTGACCGGATTGAAAAATTATGAAAAATATTTCAGTCCAATTCCACCTCAAATAAAATCGATGGACCTCGCTTCCACTCCAGAGCATGGAAGCAAGTCCGCATGTGCTTTCATGCGAGATATTTTTGCAAACGCAAACCCGGATTTAGTCGACTTCAACAATCCCAAAGACCCGGTTTTAATTGAAATTTTCAAGCGGGTTTCTGGAAGCGAAATGGCGAACGTTGAAAGGTATCGGAGTATCAAGAAAGTTTTCGACGTGATGGTTGTCGCTAAATTTTTCAATAAAAATAAATAATAATAAAAATATTTTACAAAAATAGTTGACAAATAGGATAAATTATACTATAATATATATGTAAGTGAGTGATGCGGCCCGGGTGGTCGATAACTTACTTGCCTACGAAAACGAAAAACGAAAAAAATGGAGATTAACATGCACGAAACAATCGAAATAATAAAAGAAATCTCTTCCGATAGAAGAGAAGACCCGGGCACAGGTGATACTGAATCCGAAGAAACGGTAACCCTAATAAATACCCCTATGGGGTATCGGCTGATGAAGTATTATTACAACCGGAACGCGGTATATGGTTCCGTAACAGCCTTCGGATTTTCAAATGAAAACGGCGACGACCTGGGTGTAGATGAAAATCTGACTGGGTACGGGAGTAAGAAGTATACTGATATGTACCTGTCGATAGAAGAAAAAACTATCGATCTTTCAAGTGGATTTTGCGTGGGGCTCCACGTATTGTCTACGAATTGTAGAACGGATGTAGAGCGAGAAATCGCCCATTATATTTCAAACAGAGGAGACGGAACATTCGTGTATTTGAGGGAATGCCCAAACATGGAAATCCCCGGAGAAACGGAATTATTGGATTCCGTAATTGTTGATATCTCGTTTATTCAAGTGTGCAATATTATCGAAACTGTGTCCCGTTTTGGATTCGGTACAAAAGAAGCCAATGTTTACTGTGGAAATGTTTTTTGGGATTTATACAGCAAAAAATAACATTTCCACCTACCCGGGGGGTGAAGTGATACGCCGGGAATACAAAAAAAATGGAGATTAACATGACGAAGAATGAAAATTTGACCAGAGAAGAAATAATTAAAAAGCTAATACAAAAAGAGAAGGCAACCGGTATGGTTTCGGATGACTTTGAAATCTACGCGCATTATTATATTGATGATATTAATGACGGAAAAATTTCAGAAGAAGAGGCCAAAGACCATTACGTTTTTTATTCGTTCGATGAAGCCGGGATATATTCTTATCCTGGACCGAATAGGGACAGCGCGAAATCTATTTGTGTAGAGCCGGACCCATACGAGGTTTTTGGTAGTGAAAAACTTGCATACCTTCTATCTCTATAGAAACCACCCACCTACCCCGGGGGGTGCAGTGATACCCGGGGAACAAATCAAACTTTACATTCCACTATGGTTGGATTAAAACTACGTGGTGATATGGTTGAGGAGAACAAAAATGATTGAAAAATGTATTATTGCTAATGAAGATTTTATGGTAGGGAAAATTTATAACCAATACCGACTGCATGGACAGTTATACATTTGCGATGAATCTGATTCTTCTGTTTGGGAGTGCAGTCGGGAGCCCGTCAATGAAGAAAACGGGTTCACCCGGCATAGCGTCGTCGGATTAAATAAATTTAATGCCTTATTCGAGGAGGTTTAAAATGAAGTGGATTAGTTTTATGGATGGATTTCAGGCAGCAGTTATCCTTTCCGGGTTCGAAATTATATTTGACATTTCGAACGAAGTGGATGGTTGGAGGTTGCAGGTTACATTGAATACAGAAAAAATGGAAGCGGATGGCTACGATTGCCTTGTGTATGAAAAAAAATGCCTGGTAGACCCGGAACATGCAAAACGCGCGGCATGCAATTGGATGCTTGAATGTAGCTATGAAATCAAGAAATATATATCCACTGGCACTTCCAAAGATTTGACCGGTCAATTTATCTGCACAATTGGAAATTCCGGTTTTGCAGTGATTGACGGGCAGGGGCGGCGGTACTATCGAAAAGATGGGGTGTGGATCCTCGGTCAAACCTTTTCGAGTCCGGGAAAAATGCTTGAAATCATTTGGAAATGTGCCCAGACGACTGAAAAAAAAGTTGAATGGTATGCAAGATGAGGATTGCAAGGGCCATTTTGGGTCGGTTATCAAAAATTGAAAATCATGGGGTTAAAGTGATTGTTTGTCCAGGAAAGAAAACCTGGTCGATGGAGGAAAAAAATGAAATACAATAAAGGAGAATTTATGTTTTTGCAAAACGAAATTAGGCTGCAAATTTCAAGAGAAAACGAAATAAATCTCGTTATGTCTCCGTCCTTTGCAACCGTCATTGAAATTAAAAAAAAGATTGAAAACGGAAAGCAATGGGAGGTGATTACGTTAGAGTTTTTTTTACTGGGCATTGGAAAAAAAACAACAACGATTAGTCAGGTCGATATGGAATGGATTGATTCGGAAATCGAAATATTGAAGGCAAAAAATGAAAAATGAATGGAAGCCGTTTGATTCATACGATGAGGTTGCGTTCAATGCCTGGTGCGTTGAAGCGCAAAAGATTGGTTTGGTTTCGAGATTTGAATATCACCTGGAACCATTCGAGTTGATACCGGAAATCCCGTATATTGATGAAAATGAGAAAAAAAAGAAGTTCCATTCCCGGAACTACACTCCAGATTTCTGGATTTGGCCTGCGTGGAAGAACATCCGCACCGCGGTCGTGATTCCCGGATTGATTTTGACCGGTCCAAAAGAAAAAAAAGAAAAATACAGTGAGTCCGATTTTTATTTTTGCATTGATGTGAAGCCCGGCCATCAAGTCCAGTCTGCAAGAACCCAACTTTTTCGGTATCAGCAATCCTTGATGCTTGAAAAATTCAATATTCATATCAACGAATTAAAGATTGAAGATTTTTTCAAGAAGACATTTATTCCTGCATTCTGTCGATTGAAAAACGGGAGGCTTCCGATGAAGTTCGCAGGATGTATGAGCTCCGAAAATTACAAGGAAAAAATGGAGGCCCCTGAGAAATGGGTATTGGAGCTGGAGCTGGAAAGCCGGAAGTAAAATCCATTAAGGCGGAGGTGAAATAATGGGAATAATTGGAATTTTATTTGTTTTGTTTGGATTTCTATCTATAATGGAATATCGAAAATCAATAACTGTTCAGGGAAAATTGAATTTCGTTTCTGGAATTGGATTGATTATCATCGGAATAGTCGTCATTATTTTTTCCTTGGTGGGCGACGTATGAAAAAATTAAACTTGAATAAAATAACCATCGTTGACCTGGACGCGTATTTCCGGGACGAAACGGGGAGTTTTAAAATCGATAGGCTCCCGGTTGATTTCGTTTCCGGCAAAAAAAACGTTGATGGAGGGAAAAAATGGAAATGAAAATAGGTGATAAAGTAAAAATATTAGAAGATTTATTGCCGGACCACATGGGAAATCTAATAGCCCGTGGTGAAATAATTTATAGACAAGGACTTTTTTGGCGAGGTGTAATGTGGGGTGTTCGCATTGAAATGAGCCCTGGAAAATTCAGGGAAAATATGTATTTTGAAAATCAACTGGAGGTTGAGAAATGAATTATATAACAATTAATGGAGTGATTTCCTGGGAAACGGTTGATGGAATAATTGAGAAAGTCGGCAAGTTGGCTGATGGAGACTTGACCATTTTGTTTGATTCCACCGGAGGGGAAATCGCCTGCGGAAATGCGATTGACTTAATTATATCCGGTGTAAGAAAAACCAGAAAGGTATTTTTCTACGCTGCGGGACCGATTGAGTCAATGGCATTTAGTTTATTTTTCAAAACAGAATGCGACGGTCGGACGCTTGGTAGTTTTTGCTACGGAATGGCTCATATGCCATATTTTAACATGAATTACTCAAGGGTGTCTCCAGCAGACTCTTACATTGAATTTAGAAAACAATTTTTAGGCAGTGAAAGTTCCAGTCATGTTTCCTGGATACGCGAATCATTGCCAATGTTTCCCAAAAAAATTGACGATTTCGTTGATGGAAAAGATGTTTACTTTTCCAGGAAAGAATTGGTTGAAATTTCAAACAAAATAAAAATTGATTGAAATAATGCTTGAAATTTAATACAAAGTATGTTATAATATTGTCAAGTAGAAATCAAGTAGAAAACAAGTTGATTTCGAAATTTACCGGCGATGAACCGGGTGATTCTTCTCATAATATCTCTCCATTTCCGGCGTTGAAATATACGCCGGTTTGGAAATTTCATGTATGCCGTCGTAATTCAAAGTTGGTAGAAATCCTAGGATAATACCCGGGATGTTCCTGGTTCGAATCCAGGCGACGGCATTTTTTTAAATTGGAGGTTGAAAATGAATGGAAATTCAAATTGGAGGTCGCAAATGAGTGGAGATTCAAATTGGAGGTTTGGAATGAATGAAGATTCAAATTGTAGGTCGGATGGAAATATTAAGAAATTCGACGGCAGGGTCGGTTTTCCAAACAGCAAAGGGGAAACTAAAAAGAAAACAAAATGGAGTGAAGCTGTTGGCGGCATATCCGTTCTAATTGAAAACGGAATTTTTGCGGTTGTTTGGGAAAATCGATACGATGAGACGCGTTGGGCAATTTTCAATTCGCTTGGAGAAAGCGTTGATGGCGAGAGTCGGCATTCCGATGAGGCCAAAAAAACCGTTTTGAGAAAAATAAAAGAGGGGTTCGCATGATAAATATTCTTGTAGGCTGCGAGGAGTTCCAGGCGGTTTGCGTTGAGTTTCGTCAACTTGGTTTCAATGCGTATTCATGCGATATTCAAGAATGTTCCGGCGGACACCCGGAATGGCATATCCGGGATGACGTTTTTGAAGCGATTAGAAATGGCGTTCCTGGGACCGGTGAAAAGTGGGACGCCCTCATCGCGTTCCCGGATTGCACCTATCTAACATCAGCTGGAAACCGGTGGTTTAATGAAAATAGGTATGGGCAAGAAGCGATTGACAGAAAAAAGAAACGTATTGAAGCAATGTATTTTGTTTTTCGCCTTTGGTCCGCTGATATTCCTTTCATATCAATTGAAAACCCCGTCGGATTCCTTTCAAAAAATTGGATGAAACCGTCACAAATAATCCATCCCTGGCAGCACGGACATGAGGCGTCTAAGAGAACGTGCTTGTGGCTGAAAGGCCTTCCTTTGCTGGAGCCGACCGAAATTGTCGGAAAGGGGGAATTTTATTATATGAAAACCGGGTCCGGAAAACGATACCCAAAAAGTATGGGGACAGGTGGAGTGAAGAAAAGACCGGAATTCATGGCGATCACAAAAGGAATGTCTCGCGAGGAATGCAAAAAGAGACGTTCGAAAACATTTCCCGGGATCGCGAAGGCAATGGCGGAGCGGTGGGGGGAATTTTTATTGGAGGTGGTAAAATGAGAATTGGAAACAATATATATCAGTGGCTGCAATGGTTGCTGGTGTTAAAATTAAAAATAATTTCCCATGATATGAACCGAAAAATTTATATATGTTTGGATAAATTAGTGAATGGAAAATGATTTGAGATAATTGGAGGTGATAAAATGAACAGAATCGAAATGATAGAAGAAATAATTAACCGTGGAACTCATCGTAAAGTCAGGGATAAATCTATATGGACATTATACCCGTTAAAAGAAGGAATTCGAAGAATTGATAATTTTGGGAGGGATGATTTTTTTAGTTGGGATGGTTACTCCGATGACGGATTGCTTGCAATGATTGATGAGAAAAGACAAGAGGAATTACGAGATTCTGTTGATGGTTTCATAATTCAACGGAGAACATCATGAAAAGCTTATTAATTTCAATTCACCCGCAATGGGTTAAGCTGATTGAATCCGGGCAGAAAACTGTTGAGGTCCGAAAGTCATGGCCGAAAGATTTCAACGGCACGGTATGGGTTTACGAGTCATTGAGGTATGGCGGCGGCGTAATGGTTGTTTTGAAGTTTACCGCCGGAATTCCGGTAGAGTTATTACAAAGTGAGTTCACACAATGGAGTGATTTTTATTCTTATTTTGATGGGGGTGTTCGCAAAATTCCAATCCTGAACTACACCACCATCACCCCCGTTCCAATTTCAGAAATGTTTCCAGGGAAGAAAGTGCTGCAGAACTATGCCTGGGTCAACTGTGATTGAAAACTTTTACGATTTTTTCTGCGGTATCGGTGGGTGCAGCGTCGGTGCCGATTTGGCGTTTAGAAAGGTTTGTCCGGACAAAGTAAAAATTCAAGGATTCGATAACAATCCGGTTCCCCTCAGGCAATATCCATTTGATTTCGAAAAAGTTGACGTGATGGAGAAAATATTAGAGATGGGCCCAGCAAAGTTTTTGAACCAAAATGCAATCTCTCATTTCTCCCCTCCATGTCAATTGTTTTCACTTGCAACTCCCGCAGCGAATAGGAAAAATCACGTTGACCTATTCAATCCGGTTCGTGAATTCTTGAATAGTTTTTCGGTTTCGAGTTCAATCTATATCGTTGAAAATGTGAAGCAAGCCTGGATAAAATCAAACATCGACATTCGACGTCTTGAAAAATCGTTTGTAATTCGTGTTTTTGGATACCAGGTGGGGCTTCCGATTTTGATGGAAAGATGGTTTGAAATTTGGCCTGGTACAAATTTAAATCCGTTTATGATTCTTAATCCGAACGATTGCAGTGGACATACCGTGATGAACGGAAAGCGAGTTGAGGTATCAGGAAAACCAAAAGTCAAGAAGTTTTCTTCCAAAAACGGAGGTCATTACGGCCTTGAATATGAATTAATTAAAAAAACCGGTTGCACTGCTTGCGAGATAAACTCAGTCGCAAAAGGAATTGATTGGATTAAACCGGGTCCGTACGGCAGCGGGGAATGTATTTCGCAACTTGTCCCGTACGTCAACAATGCGATACCTCCAAAAATGTATTGTCTGGTTATTGAAGAATTGATTAAAAATTTAAAGAGGTGAAAAATGAAACAAAAAAAGCTATTTGAAGTTGAAAAAGAAAAACCGGTCGAATTCATTCTCAAGGAACGCCAGGCTCTTTCAATATTTTTTGAATTTTTAGAGGCGTTTGGTGGAGACCTGCACGAAGTCAAGTTGACTCCAAGGCCTGGCGGTTGTTTTTTCTATGTCAAGCAATGCAAGGACTGCGATTTCGTTCTAATCGATTTCGATGGTTCGGACAAAAGAATGATGGAACGTCTAAAAATTGAAGTTGATAAAAAATGGAATAACCTGCAAAGGGGGCATGGGTTGACAAAAATAAAAAACTATGATATAAATCGATTGTGAAAAAATCAAAAACACAGACCGACAAAGGCAAGCCAAAAAAACAATCAAAAGAATCGGTAGAAGAAAACAAAGAAGACACAAAAGAAGACTACAGGCTTAGCCCAACACAAATTACAATCATATACCTGATGCGAAAATATGACGCGACCTGGCAGGAAATAGCGTCAAGATTGAATATTTCTTGCAGGCAACTCGAAAGGAAAAGAGCTAAATTTAATCTTGATGACGAATTGGAGAACATTACTTCGGCAATGCGAGAGCTTGTAAATGTCGCTGTGTTCAATAGGGCTGTCGGAATGAAGAAAAATAAAAAAATGAGAAGGATTAAGCGCACTCCGTCTGGCGAGGTTGACCATAACGGAAACCCTATCTATACCGAAGAAATAACAGAGGAAGAAACATTGTCGCATCTTGCCCCCGACATCGCAGCAGCTCAACTTTGGTATGAAATGAATGATACCCCGATGGCGGAAGTTGTTCCTAACTTCAAGCCAATTTCTGAATTCCCGTCTATCGATGAATAAGGTATACAGGAAATCCGCAGACCTTTATTATATGCCACACCAGGGGAAATTTCTTGATGCGATTCTCAATAAGGGTATAAGGCATGTCAATTTAAGGGGTGGGGTAGGATGTGGAAAAACAGCGACGCTTGCAATGGCATTGTATCTTGCTCAAAGACAATGGCCCGGAAAACCATTTTTAATTTGTTCCAATACAATGACAAACCTGGTCGCTTGCATCAACGGAATGTGTGAATTTTGGGACAAGATGAAGCTGGGGGTTAAGTATGAACTCCATAAAGGTGGAACGGACCCGCACTTATTGTTAAGTATTGCCAAAGATAAAAAATGGATTACCGTCAAGCATCCAATGCGGTCTCTATTTGAACCGAAAGGTTTACTTTCGTTCGAGGTTTCCGGTCTATTCGTCGATGAGGCCGCGTCATGCAAAGAGGAGGGGTTCATGCGTGCATCCGGCAGGGTAAGACTTGATAACTCCCCATTGTTCCAGGTCAGCGCCGGAACCCCAATGGGGAATAATTGGTTCGCTGAATATATAGACCGAATGGTTGCCGATGGAAAAATATTGAACATTGATGGTATATCAACTTTGGCCAACCCATTTCTACCGAAAGAATTTAAAATTGACTTAACTAAGAAATACGAAGGGACGCCTTATCTTGAACAAGAGCGGGACGGAAAAGTTGTGACTTTGGGCTCTACTTGCTTTCCGTTCGTGAATATTGAAGATTTCTGGCCGGATGCAAATCATCCCTGGGAAATGGCGGTGGACTTTGGATACAATCGACCGGCGCTAATTGCTATTCAGCGGCTGCCTGGAACTGGCTCATGGTGTATTTTTCATTCATACACGCCGATGGAAGTTACAATTACGGACGCAGCCATTGAATTTTTCAAGCAAATGGAAAGGCTTTTTGGAATGAAGTCAAATCCGTATCATTGCAGCTATGACCCGGCGGGAAGGAACAAAAGCGATCGAACAAGCGGGAGTGCAGCGGAAGATTTGGAAGCCGTGATTAACAATCGGCGGCAAGCAGGAAAAACTATATTCGAATGGTCGTTCAAGAAGATTGATAGGTCGATTGAGTATGGAATACAAATCCTCGATGTCCTATTGAGAAAGGGAAAAATATTCGTTGCGGAGCACGAGCGCTATAAAAAACCTAACCAGCATTCAAGCGTGTACGATTGTCTTAGAATGATCGAATATGAAACGGTAGGAAAAATTATAAATCCTACCGCGTATGATAAGCAGAAAGGGCTTGACCATATCTGTGACGCGCTTAGGTATTTTGTTATGTTTTCAAAATTCTTTCGAGATACGCTTGATATCAAGGGGCATTCGGTTGACGTTGACTTGTCTGTGCCGCAGGGGTATTGACAAAAAATACAAAATGGTGTACGGTTGATGTGAGGTAAAAAATGGCTATTGCAAATTTTAGTATTTTCGATTCGAAGGTTCCTGGACTTGTATCCCAAACGGCAAAACAATGGGAGCAAGAAAACGAATCGTATTATAAAGCGATTTCACTTCTAAAGAACTGTGTATATCTTGATGATTGGGCGGATGTTCTGTATGAATATATCCGTCAGGTTTTCTCGAATGAGGCGGAGCGGACGCAAGTGCTAAAACAAATGAGCATGGCCGTGAATACGCTCCGGGAATATGTCGATACCATTTCTAAAGTTTACAATTCTAAATGCAACCGGTCTTTTCCCATCAAGGGAACGGTTGACGCCATTGACGAAAACGCCGTTGATGTTTATGCCGGAATAAAAAACATTGACCGGGTAATGCAGTCATTCAATAAGCGATGCAACCTTCACAATACCGCGTTGATGTATGTTCGTTATTGTGAAGAAAAAGAACGGATTTATCTGAAAATATTCGACCGGTCATCCTGTGAACTGAAATGGAATGAATCAGAACAAGAGATTGAAGAGTTTAAATTTCAACAGTTGATGGAAGTTGAAGGTTATGGGATGCCGGTTTTATGCGATGTGATATGGACGGACGATTACCATGATGTAATATGTGGGGACAAGTCAATCCTCGATAATAACCCGGAGAAAGTCAATCCGTATGGAATTATACCGGTTGTACCGGTTCAAATGGAGTTGGTTAACAACTTTTGGAACACGATGAGAAATAGCGGGTTGACGGGGCTAACGCTGGATGAAGGGTTGAAAACGACTATACTTCAATTTCAATGGCTTTTTAATTCGTTTCGTCAACTGGCGATTGTTGGCGGTGAGGTTGCTTCTAATACCGTACTTGGACCAAATCGAGTAATGACAATTAAGCAAGTTGACAGGATTGACGCGCATCCGACATTGTCAACTCTGGACATGGTCGTAGATCAGCAGGGGATGGTTGCGGGAATGGAGCAAATTATCCGGCTTGCATTGAAATCGACCGGTATAAATTGGATTGATTCTTTGTCTGCGGACCAGAGCGGGGAGCTTGTCAAGCAGAAGAAACGAAGTGAAGGCGATATCATCCAATCCCAAATACAAATTTTTGAGCCGTTCGAGACTGAATTGTTCAACGTGATTCGAGCGGTCTGGAATACTCACAACCCAGGAAAGCGAATCAATGACAACACGGAAATATCCTGCATTTTCAATCAAGCGTTTGCGAATGTTTCGGCAGATGAGCTTGCATTTGACAAGCAAAAACTTGAAAACGGACTGCTTTCTTCGTCTCAATTTTTCACAAAATACAACCCGGGAACAAAGGACCCAGTCAAGGCGGAAGAAACGTTAAGGCTTAATATGCAACTGTTTTCTGATATCTTTGGAGTGTCAAAAATAGGCGGAACGTTCCAAAGTAAGGAGTCGAACCCGTGGGGATGAGGGATAGGTTCATTGCGTCCGAAATAAGAAAGCGGGAAAATGAGTCCCGGCTTGCGAAAGAAATCACCTTTATGGATGCACAAATATTGCTGCAGAAAGCAAAGACACCTGCGGATGTGGAAACATTTCTTTTCAATCGATTGAAGAAAGGAATTGATGTATCCTGGGAAAATGGAAATTCAATGGGGAAACTGTACCGTGAAAAATCAAAAGATGAAATGAAAACTGATACTAAAATGCCAGGGAAAAGCGAAATTATTTCCAGGATGTCCTCTGCAATTTTGTCTCAGTCGAACGGATACAACCAATTGATTATGGCTGCGGTTGTCATTTTGGAGCTCACCGGGTTCTCGCGCGACAAGGCGTTGAATTCCCTGGCTGTGGGGAAAATTATAAATCAATTCGTAAATGATCTGAAATCCGACATGCAGCAATTCAACAGCCTAATGCATAATTTTGCAGTAATGTGGGGCACTTATGGCAAATAAGGAAGGAATGCTTTTTGACTTCCTTGGTGTTCACGATGATATCGAGTGCCCGGATTGCTGGGACCTGGAACAGAATGGACCATACCTCTACGAAGACTTGCCGACATTTCCCGGTGCAGGTGATACGGTCTGCGGAAAAAGGTGTAGGTGTACCTTGGTCCCCCACTTCATGGTATCTCTGATGGGGATCACAGAAAACAAATCGGCGTTGAACTTCAAGCGCGACCTGGGTGATTTTGTATCTGTTTTCAATACCGCTGAATACTCGAAATTATCAACCCTTGTCGATGAGTTCCATGATATCACTTCCAATTATTACGTTTTGGGAGACTGGAACTTACCTGATGCATTCTATACCGAAATTTTTGGACTTGAAAACCGTGAAAAATACTTGAAGGAATTAATTGATAGAGTTCGAAAGGGAACATTGTCGGCGGATGATATCGCATCACTTCAATTGACCAACGCAAAAGGTGCATTTGCGGAAGGATTTCCGGGACGATTGTAATGGCTGGCGTTTCGAGCACTTTGCCAGGCGGTCAATGGTGGGGTGTGCAGTGGAAAGGCGACAAAGAAAAGTTGGACGTCTATCTTGACAGGCTCGCGGAAGCGGTCGGACCTGGCACGAAATTTTACAACACGATCGCGGAAATTGTCGTTGACTTCATATTGAAGCGAACGAAGGCCGGGATTGATGTGAATGGACAAAGGTTCAAGCCCTACTCTCCGCAATATGCGAAATTCAAAAGTACTATTCGAAGTTGGCAAAACGTTGATTTGAAACTATTGGACGACATGTTGAAGTCTATGAAGTTTGAAGTTTCCCGGTACGGTCAATCTACCATGATACGCGTTTTTTTTGCGGGAGTCAATAAGCAAGGTACTCCAAACTCCGTAGTGGCCTGGGTCAATGACACTGGCGGAAGCAGCGGACGCCGTGGGGGAAGATTCAAAATGCCACAGCGCCATTTTTTTGGAATAAATAAGAGAGAGGAAACAAGCGTCCGGGATAGGCTGCAAAAATTAATAATGGATGAGGTTATGAGGGCTCAGCAGGGACTATACTAAATTTATCCTCGTACACCACATTTTTATTTTCGTGTTTTATTTTGTGGCAATGCTTTAAATAAATTTCTACAATTCCGTAGCATTTTCGACATAGGCCCATATCGAACATTGCGCCACATTTTGGAAAACATTTATTTCCACATTCAATACAAGGGTATGTTTGGTTTTCAATTTTTTTATGTGTCACTGTTTACCTCCAAATTTTATATTATCTGATATGTACTCAACGGTTCTGCCGGGTGATGGATTTTTTATTAAGTATTCCGTTTGCTTGCGCCTGTTTTTCATTTTATCACCTCAATACTTTATTCTGGTATGTCCGTGCGACAAGATAGCGCCACTATGTCGATTTAATTCACGTGTGTATACCGTCCTGTATTCTTCAATAGTTATGCGTTCTCTTATATCGGAGAATTCTTTAAAATGTGGAAGCTTTTGTATTTTTGATATAAATTTTACAGCAATTCGACTTGATGCGCTAGCGCTAACTTCACCAGGGGATATACTTACGTTAAATTCATGTTTTTTTAAAAATTTAATTAAATCGCCAAAGTTTACATAAACTTCAATCTTCAAAACTATAACTTTTTTCTTTTTCATTTTATCACCTCACATTTACAATTATAAACTGTTTTGCATTAAATGTCAATAGTTTTTGCAAAATAAAAAAATAAAATAACACACCCAGGCCCTTGACAAAATGCACATTGTATTGTAATCTTGGTAATGGAGGCCAAATTGAACGAAGTTAAGGTGCAATGTGTGTTTAGTCCTGATGAAATTGGGAACATTAAGAAGGGGTCTCCAATAAAAATAAGTGAAGTATTCCAGGAAAAATCAATCGTTTTGTGTGGTGGTGGGGATTCAGTCGATAGATATCAATTCAACGAAAACGTGACAGTTGTTTCGATCAATCGACCGGCAAAAATCAAGACACACGGGAAAACATTCGTCTTTTCGTTTTGGTCTCACCTTGATCTTGTCAATCGATTAGTTCAGAAATCCGGTACCCCGTGCGATTCAATTTTGACATTTGGAAAATCGGCGCCCGGGCCGGCAATGTCCGGTGGGTTCGCTGCCATTTTTTATTACTTATTGAAATTTCACTCCGGGAAAATCTACCTGGCTGGATGTGACTTCACTCTTGAAGTGAGGAACTGGAGTAGCGAACTTCACTCAATCATGATGATGCGGGGAGATCAAGCATTTTCAAGGTGGGTTACTGAAAAAAATTCAAAAAAGGAATTTAATAGAAATATAATTGATCTAAGCAATTCAAAACATGGTCTATTCTGGAAACCTGGCGCGATGGATATCCACCGGGACGAAAATATATTGAAGGTAAATAGGAGGTAAGTATGCCGTGTGGCAAAAAAGATAAAGATAAAAAAGGGGGAAAGCGTGGAAAATGAAACAACTGTCGATATTACTCCGGTTGCTCCAGCAACAATCCCGGAAATTATTCAGGAAATAAAAACGGAAATACCGAAAATTGAACCGGTTAAATATGAATTGCCGGACGAAGCCAAAGAGGCGATTAGAAAACTTCAAGAGGAAGTTGATTTACTAAAAGGATTCGCCGCAACCGTTCCAGCAATGAAGGAAAAAGTTGAAGCCCTCGAAAGGGAAAAGCAAGAAAGCGAATACAAAAAAATTGTTTCGAGTGTTCCCGGCATTAATCCGGCTTCGGTTGATGACTTTGCTAAGCTCTATCCCGGATTTACTGTTGAAAAAATGGCAGCGTTAATTCAAGAAAAACCGCATTTTTTGAAACAATCAATCCCCGGTGTTGCGGGCGGTGGTGGTTCGGTTGAAAGAAAAATGGATGCCGGAAGTATGGCATTTGACTATAATTCCACACTTGACCCAAAAACAGCTAAAAAGGCTTTGGGATCAAAATTTTAAGGAGGTGAAACGATGACTATGCAGCCGTTTCAATTTAATTTCACAAAAGGAACCGCGGACACTCAGGTTGGACAAAACATGTTATACATGATGCCAAAAATTGTATCAGTCCTTCGGCAATTGTCACCCTGTGCGCGTAGGGTAATGAAGCAAATTTTAGGCAAAGGGCAAAACGGCGTATTTCTCGAAACATTGACCGGGATGCCAGTAATTTCACTAAGGAATGCAAAGGAAAGGGTTGAACCCCAATCTTACGAAGCTGGAAAAATTTATATTCCAGCGGACCAAAATCCAACTGGCGTTTGGGTTGACTACGATGAAACGATTTTAGCGTCCGCAATTGACAAGCAGGCAACCGTCCGTAACAATTTTTACATTGCAATGAAAAATTATATCTCAACTCAATTGCTCATGCTTGCTCTTAGCGCTGAACATAGCTACTCTTGCACCGGAACCGACAACAAATTGTGTCTAAATGATTTCAACCTCTTGAGAAAAGAGTTCGGGAAAATGGGTGTAACTGAACAAATAGATGCGTATATTTCCCTTGACGATGCGGCAAATATTAGAACGGAAATGACCGGGAAAAATCTGTTTGTAGAAAACATTATGAACGATGTTTTTAGAGAGGCCTTTATTGGTCGTCTGTACGGAATTGAAACGTTTGAGGAAGCGTTTGTCTACGAAGATACAAACGGCTCCTCATCTCCATATTCGTATGACATTTACAATCTTTTTACAACTAACGATGCAATCATAATGGTAATGAAGGATGTATTCACAAGCAATACGACCAGCGGACTTGACAAGCTATCATACATTGAGCCGGAAGCAGGTATTTCTTTTTCTATCACTGCCGAAACGACCGGAAACCCTGCAAAAACTGAATATTGTATTGAAATGAATTGTGGATTTGGGATAATGGACCCTCGAAAAATGAAAGCTGTCGTTTCAAAGAGAATACAGGTGTAATATGAGCAAATTGATTTTTCCAAAATCAAAAAAAATAGTTATTCCTAAAGATCGAATGCAAGAAAAAATGCTTCTGGCCGCCGGTGCAATTCTTTACACCGAAAAAGAAGAAATAATTAAATTATTTTCTATCAAAAATCTTAACATCGAGGTTAAGGCGTCCGAAGTTCAAAAATTTATCAATGAGGGCTGGTCACTTGAGCCTATCCAGGAAGAAAAGAAAGAACCCGAACTTAAACGCGGGAGGCGTGAATAATGTCTACCTGGACTTCAACCCTATTTCCGACAATCGTCAAGAAAGATGTAACGGCTGATTTCACATTGACCGTCAAGAAAGAACAGGGAGACACAATCTACTCCGCAACCGTAAAGGTATACAATTCCACAACCGGATCACAAATTTATTCCGGTTCATGCACGGTCAACGCGGATAAAATTTTGTTCTCAGTTCCCTATACATATCTTTTAGAAACGGCGCTAATGAATAGGGTTGAAGTCTCATCGGTAATCAATACTCAAGCACCCACATTTATGGCATTCTTTTCGGTTGTACGGGAGTTGGTTTCAACTTCCGTTACCGCTTCCGATGTGAAAGAAGGTCAACTTAGGATTGGAGGCTTTTTCACTTCCGACGAAGAAATTGAGGATATCATCTTAGATTCATTCAATTCGGTTATATCCGACTTGAAAAATCAATACAAAATAGTCTTTGCGGACGGCATTGCTAATCCATCGGACATTGACCGTCTTGTTTTGTTGAAAAGTCGGTATAATTGCTATTCTCAAATGCTTCAAGGAAGTGGAGAAGCTGCATCGGCATGGATGAGTGATGCCGGCAGCGAATATCAGAAATTATTGACGAACGGGACCATTTTTGTTATTGATGAAGAAAACAAAATTTCAACGGTCAATATGGTTTCTTCCGTTGTGGTGACAAGATGACGGCTTCATTCATAGATTGGAAAGATGCATTTGTTGCCAAACTGGTTTCCGCCGGGTACAGAAATTCGAACTTCGAATTCCAGGATAACAGTACTCCAATGCAAGACAAGGATTTTTGCATTGCCGGAATCGATCTTCTTTCTAGCGTCAAGAAAGCTGGAAAGCAGGCGGATCAAAAGTGGGCTTTGAAAATTTCAGTTGCCCGGTCGCTCACGAGCGTTCCATCGTCTGGTAATGTGATGATAGGAACCGCAGACGACTTCGATACTGCATTGATGGGAATGAGTACCGTCGTTGGAGATATTCAATGTCGAATGGAAATGGCGATGGACTCAATGATTAGGATGTCCGTTTATATACCGGATATCCGTTACACAAAAATTTATTAAAAGGAGAAAAATATGGCTACAGATCAACTCTCATATATCGACAAGCCAGTGGCGCTTGTTCATACAGTCGGAGCGGCGTGGGGTACGGCGGTTTTTCCGTCTTCGAAAACTGCAAACATAACTACACATGAAGCCGGTACGGGAGAAAGAGAAAGACTGTCAAACGCAATGCAGGCTGGCGGCGGCGGAATGGGAACCGTTTTTCAGGCTTCCAATTATGTTCAACAGCCTTTTTCGTCCGAGATGGACGTCACATACAACAGTGCAGCTTTTTTGCAAATTATGACTGCATTTTTCGGACAGTACAGCTCTACTACAAGCACCGGCGTTCAAACTCATGTCAGCGTTATGAGAAAAAAATTGACACCGGCTCAAATCGAAGATTGTCTTTTTTCGTTCTGGAAAAAGGAAGGCGTGGAGCTGAAATATATCCCATCTATCTATATCAATGAAATCACATTGATGTATGATGGGCAATTGAAAATTAAGGTTTCTGGAATCGGCGATAAGTTGTACCTGGGGTCACCGACACAAATCACAAACATGGAAGCCCTTGGTTTTCCTGCTGCCGTTCCTGGACCTTACCCAATTTTCGATCACTGCGTAGTTCGGATGAACAATGGTCAGGACGTAGTTGGCGATGCAAACGTTGCCTTGTCCGGTTCGGATGAAATCAATCCAACCTCCCTGGAACTAACATTCAAGAGGCCGGTAAAAGTCAACCCAATACCGTCAGGTTCGGATGCAATCGCAATGCCGACCGACACGGCGAATGAACCGGTTGAAATCTTATTAAAAATGGGTTTCACTTTCAAGGATACCGCCTCCGCTGCTTATTTCGCAAAACATCAGGCAGCCACTTCCTACAAGGCGGACATTACCTTTATGAGCCCGGGCAGTATTCCGACAAAGGCAGTCCCTTATGTTCTCAATTTTCAATTACCCCGACTTCAAGTTGACGTGCCGACCTACAACGTTGACGATACATCTGTCGATGGAACCTTCATGGTCGCGGAAGCGGTCGGAAATCCCGCAGGCATGTCCTCGGTGCTTCCGAGGTTTTCGATTGTCAATACAATTGCAGCACAAACATTTCCGGCATAAGACCGGTTAAGGAGAAAAATATGCTTACATTAGATTTAACTTCACAGTTCACAGAAAAATACTTCAAACTTCCGTATTCGGAAGGCGCTCTAAAGGATGTCGAATTTCTAATCCAATTTGTCGGGCAAAAAGAACAAAGCGAATCCCGGACGAAGTGGTTCAAAAACTCAAAGACTGGAAACATGCTTGATGGGATGGACATTACCGTGATGTCGTCGGAAAGATCAAGGATTGCAGCATCCGCGTTAGTTGGATGGAAAAACATTAAGTCAACTGATGGAGCCGACGTCCCATATTCACCCGAAAACAAAAAGTTAATTGTTGACCGACTTTTTACCCTTCCCGTTGAAAAAACAAACGAAAGCGATGTGACGGATTCAAATACTCTGCAATCATGGGTGTTTGGTATATGTACGAACTTCAACAACTTCATACCTGATGCATCAAATTTGCTAACTTCCTGAAATATCGAGAGCTCTGGGACCGTGACTGGAAAAATAAGGTAAATGGATTCTATGAACAACTCGAAGATTTCGATAAGTTCGTAGTTCGATGGTTCAACAAATGCGTGAATTCATTCACGGTTGAATCCGGTTTACTTCCGGTCGCGGTTCAGGACCTTGGTTTTTCAGGGGAAATATTGCAAGAGTTTTTGTATCGCATTTCAATGCTTCACTCGAAAGAAGTCGAAATAGCAACGAAAAGAGCAAAACAAGAACTGGAAAAAGGACGGAAGCGTTAAAAGTTAAGTTTCACAAACACTTTTGCTTTTTTTGAAAAAATAGAACGATTACGTGGATTAATTAAAGCCAATTTTAGACGTTGCAGTTTTTAAATAGCAAATCATATCAATAAACGCTTAAATTGGCTTGTGTCAACTTACATTTTTTCGATAACCCATTGACGTTTCGATAAAATAAAGTTGTTTGATAAAGTGTGTGTACATTGAAATTATAAAGGAACTCGGATGCCAAATATTGAACTAAAGATAGAAGTTGACAGCAAGGGAGCAATCACAAACATAAACGCCACCGGTACGGCGTTTGATAAACTGCAAAAGGAAACGAACCAAACCACAACTTCACTCCAAAAAAATCAAAAGATAACGGAGACGAGTTCAAAAAGTCTGATTGATATGGCGAAGGCCGCGGGGGCACTTTTTCTTGCATGGCAGGGGGTCCGCTTTTTCTCAGAGTCAATTGGAGAGGCAACGGAGAGCACTCGAAGTCTTCAAATGCTTCAAAACGCACTTGATGGGGCCGGTGGGGCATACGGTAGAACAGCAGGAGACCTGCGCGCGTATGCGGGCGTAATGCAGCAAACCTTCAACATTCAAAATGAAGTCGCCGAATCAATTCAGAGAACGCTTATTCAACAAAAATTGCAACCGGAATTGCTTGATCGTGTGACACGGGCTTCTATATCGGTCAATCGGTCAATTGGGGATGGGGTTGTCACTCAACAGAGCGCTACCGATATGGCAAAAAAACTTGCGATGGCATTGGAGCATCCCGATATTGCCCTAAGGGGTCTTCGTGAGGCCGGAATTGTTTTCTCAAAAGATCAAAAGAAAGTAATCGACGAAATGTTGAAAACCGGTGATGCAGCAAAAATTCAAGAGGCAATCCTGGGAGAATTGGAAAAGCGGTACGCAAATACAAGCATAACCGGATTCGTTGACGCGCAGCAAAAACTTACATTGGCAATTGCAGACATTAAGGAGGCGTTTGGAACCGGATTACTTGAAGGTTTTGAGGCTTCCGGTTTTTTCAAATCAATTTCAGATGGATTGGGGAGTGCAGAAATACAGGGAGCCTTTCAGGGGCTTGGAAAATCAATTGGAGATGCAATTGGACAGGTCGCAAAAACCGTGACGGAAAATTGGGATTCAATTGTGACATTTTTTCGAGGTTTTGGGTCCGCGATTTCTTTCGCTGCAAATGCGATTACAACAATTATTTCTCCAATTCAAAACGTCGTCTCTTATATTTCTGATTATGCCGGAGGACTTGACAAAGTTGCAATTGCTGCTGCAGTTGCGTTTGGAACTGTCAAGGTTGCGGGATATACGCAGGCGCTGATCGTAATGGGAACAACTGCGGTTGCGTGGTTCACGTCCATGACTGCTGGGATGACCGCGGTCCAAATTCAGATGTGGGCAGCGGTAACTGCGTCGGTTGCTCTGAATACGGCAATGGTTGCACTGACTGCCGCTCTCCCTATAGTCGCATTAGTTGCTCTTGCGGCAGAAGTTTCGATCATCGTTGAGTTGATGAAAGATTTAGGAATTCAATTCGACGAAATTGAGGCAAGGGAGCGTGATAATGCAAAAACGACCAATATGGCGGTATCCCGTTTCGGAAAAATGACAGATGCAATTAAGTTGACGTCGACTCAATTGCGGTGGATGAACATTGATTTCCAGGGAATTGAGGATACTGGAATTCGATATATGCGAATTATGCAAGCCATTCAGGGTGGCCGTTATGGCGAGAAAATGGCTTCGGACTATGCAAAGTGGAACGAAGCCAATAAAAAAATAGAACAAGGAACCATAAAGGTGAAGGGTGGGATGGATGGATTGGGTGGGTCTGTGGAAAAAGTAAACCCTGCGATCTCCGAATACGAAGGCAAACTTAAAATTTCTTCAATTTCCGCTGCTGAATTATCTCAGAAAGTTGCCGGTTTAGTTTCAGTATATAATGCGCATCGGGAAGAAATTTTCAAAAGTGTACCGGCGACCGAATCGTTAAAAAAGGAAACGGATTTGTTGACAAAGTCATTTACGGACCAGGGCGCAAAGGTCCCAGTTTCGATTCAAAACATTTCAGACGCAACCATCAAGGCAACGGAAAGCCAAAAGAAATACAAGGAATCAATTGATGATACGTTTTACGCCATTTTTGGCGGAAAGGATGCGCTTGATGCGCTCATAAAGGGAATGAATGCAACCGCAAAAGAACAAAAGGACTTGAGAGAGGCCACGGACGAATACCGGAAATCCTTAGGGCTCTTGACGGAAGATCAATTGAAACCGTTTCAGGTAAAAACAACGGCTCTAATTGATGTTTTTTCAAAGTTCAAGGGAGAAATCCTTTCTGACGTCGTGATGATGAAAAAGATGAGGGATGAAATGTCTTCTCTATCTGATACATTTATCACGGCCGGCTCCGAAGTTCCACCGGAATTTCAAAAAATAACAACCGAAATAGACGAGGCAAATAAAAAAATAATCGACATGCTTCGATTGATGGGACAATTCAATCCAATATTTTCAGCAATGGCCTCAGCGATGAAAAACACAAATTCAGGAATGAAACAAACGTCAGAAACAACGAAGAAAACTACTGATAATTTTGAGGCGCTTATTCAGGCAACCAATACGGCGGTTTCATCTCTTGAAAAAATGGGACTAATATCCTCGAAGACCGCCGGGATGATTTCAGGATTGACCGGCGGTCTGTCTGCTGGGATTGCAGGAATGAAAGCGTGGAAAGAGTCGGGCACCGGATTCATGGGAATATTGGGAAAAATATCCGCTGGCCTTGGAATTCTTTCCGGGGCGATTTCGGTTGTTGGAGCTTTATTTTCATGGTTGAAAGGAAAGTCAGGGGAATTGAAAGCAATCGAAAGAGACCTAAAAGGTTTGTCCGGAATAACTCGAGATTGGACAAAAGAACTTGAAAAGGCAGCGAAGGCAATCGGTGGGGTTGGTTCGGCTGGCCGGGCAATGAACGCGGTATTTGGTGAAATGATTCGAACCTCAAATATTACCTTTGAAAACTTCAATCAATGGTCTGAACGTCTTAGAAATATTTTTTCAGGATTTACGCAGGGGGTTGCGGGTGCTTCCGAAACTGCGGAAAATTTCGGAAAAGCATTTGATGCGCTGATTGAAAAAGCAAGGCAGCTTGGTCTCGAGGGTGGAGCGGCTACGACCGGTTGGGTCTTGATGTTCGAAGAAATGAAAAAGCAAGGGGTCTTTGTTCAAGAAATTTTCGACTATATACAAAAGTCAAGTCAAGCCGGACTTTCCGGGTATAAGAAAATGCTCGAGTCGATCGATACAACGGAACTTGAGTCTCAAATTGCAGCGTTGAAAAATGAAATATTCGGCGGAAAGAAGCCGGACGAAATCGACATGTCGAAATTGATGAACTTGAATGAGCTGGAGAGAAAGCTCGAAGAGGCAAAAAGCCTTCAAGCCGTTTTTGGAAACGCTTCAATTCAGCTATACGATGACATGATTGCATATGAAAAAAAGGTTGCCGAAAATCAAACACTTGTCAACGCCGTTAAGGGGTGGGGACAGGCAATGACGAACTTTACAAACGTTTTCCGGGTTGAAAGTCAAGGGCAATTCGACGACTACCAAACGACGTTGAAAAATCAGGTTTCCGAATTGCAAAAAGCCGGGTTCTCTGATGCCGAAATATTTCAAATGATGCAAGGCCAGCTCCAAAGAATTAATCTTCTTTCTACGGATTTTGGATGGATACTTGACGACGGAACGAAGGCGATCATTGAACAGGCCACAGCCTTGGGGTTCGTTTCTGAAAACCAGGCAAAAATAAAAACGGAACAGCAGACGATGGGCGAAGGCTTCAAGCTTGTTACCGATGCCGTTTTGCTCCTCGTCGAAACGTTGGGCGGGAGCGTACCTGATGCAATGAAAAAAGCATCGGCGGAAATGCTCAATTTCCAGGATACCGCAGCCAACACGCCCGCAATGGTTTTTGATGCTGTCGTTCAAGATGATCTATTTGCAACGTCGAAGGTTGAACTTGAAGAAACCGCAAAGGCTGCAACGTTGGCAGCGGGGAGCATGGAAAACGATTTTTTTTCCTTTCAGTCTCAAATTGAGTCAGTAAATCAATCCGTCGTTGACCTAAAATCAAATCTTGAATCAATTCAATCTCTCAATATTTCTACTGGGTACGGGGAATCGTCAATTTCTCCATCGCTTCCGATTTCAAGAGGCATTGAACCGGCAGGCCGAAGAGCAATGGATATAAACATAAGAGTTTCAGGCGAAACAAATACGGCGAGGGAATCCAGCCTGGCGCGAGAATTCATTTCGTCAATAAAGCAAGGATTTGATAAAGTGAAATTCCCGGACGACTACGCCCTTGTTCAAATTTTGAAACGTCTCGCAATAAATAATGTCGGCGGATACAAGACATTTATGCAGGAGTTATAAATGAATTACAAAGTATATTATGGAAATAACGCAAAACTTTTCACCCCGACGGCGACATCATCGCTGACCGGATTTCCCGTTTCGAATGTCATAACGCTTGACCCGCAACGGATTTGGAAGGCTACGAAAGCGGCAAATGTATATCTCACTTTTGGGGATGCGGGAAATACAACGACATATTCAACGGAAGGCGTATTTTTGATAAACTCAAACTTAAATTGTACAATTGTCGGCGGTGATAGTTTTGAACTTCAATTGAGTTCAGACAATTTTGCCAACGTAACCAGTACCACATTTTTAACAAAAACAATTACGAAAAGAAAAAAGAACAACTCTGGAACGTTGACGGCCTATACATATATAATTAATTATGCAATTCCGTCCGGGACGAAAACTTTCAAGCAATTTCGAATAAAAATAAACTTAAATTCTTCACTTGCTCAGTCAGTCTACCAGGTTGGGGAAGTGATTAATTGTTCGAATGTTTTTTCTCCGGCATTCGGTTATGCCTCCGGGATTGAGGCTGGAAACCTATCAAGGAGAATTGAAGTTGAAAACCAGTTCGGAACAAAATTCCTGGTCAATCAGGTTCAGTCATTCGAGGGTGAATTTCTAAACTTTGGAACTCTGGCGGAAGCGAATGAACTTGAAAATATATGCATGGAAAACAGAGTCGTTTTCTATCCATCCCTGGGAGCCTCAGACCCGTTTTATTATGGCGGAATGACACAAGTTTCTCCCAGGCTTAACAAAAACGAATTGTTGGGACTCCAAATAGACAAAGAATTAAATTTTAAATTTTCGGAGGTAATTTAATGGCAAATGAAATTTTCATATACATCAAATTTGTTGCCGGCGGCGGGTATCAGTACCTGACAACCGGAGACACGGAGTCAGTTGACTTCGATGGTACGGTTCGTCAATTTTTAACCGGTGCAATCCTGGAAAACTTCGAGATTGTTTCCAGTGTTGGGGAGTTTGAGGCGAACGAAATAACGCTGAAAATTGTCGAAACCAATAACGCGGCATTTTGGCAAATACAAACGGAGCTTGCGAATATTCATCATATCGACGTTATGTTCATGAAGAAAAAATCGGACGGGACCCTTTCCGATGCAAACACAATTTGTAGGGGGTTCGTGAAGGACAAAGGAGTTGAAAATGGAATTTTTTACCTTAAAATTCAAGACAGAAATCAGGTATTTTCAAATCCATTCTCAAATGAAATATCAGAAAGCGAATACGCTAATGCAGGGCTGAACGCTGGTAAATATATAGCATTCGGTGTTGGAGTTATCGACACTTCAAAAATCCCTGTGTCTGCAAATTATCCCGGAGGTGTCATAACGGCGTACCAGGTAAATCAGGTTGGAAACGATAAAACTTATATCGCATTTGACACGCCAACCACGGATGGAAGCGAAACTGTAACAAAAGTATTGAAGACGGGCGACGTTGACGTTCCTAACTTTTCGGTAACGAAAGAAGCGAGGAACATAAACGGGCAGTCGATTGTGAGAGTTCTAATCAATGCGTCTGGAGACTCTCTCCCCACTGAATTAAAATGCTGGCCAACATACGGATGGAAAGGGTTAACCCCTATTACTGCATTAAAAAAAATGTTAAAAATGGTTGGTTCCGATTTGGAAATTGATGAAACATCCGCGGTTAATCAGGAGTTTTTGGCTGTTTTGCAAAGAAGAAAGTTTCAGTCAGGTTCAGACCTATCCGTCGCGTTTTCGCAGCAAGGTGATCAGTCTGCTGCGGAAGTCTTGAAAATGTTTCAAGATTCATTTTCCTGTATGGTTCGAGTGAACGCAATTGGAAAATTAGAATTGATCGCAATTGAACCTGGAAATATAACCTCGGTCCATAAAATTTTTCCTTCGGATATCGTTTCATTCAATTACTCACGGACGATTGAAGAGGATATCAAAAACGATATTGAAGGATTTTGGGGCTACCAAAACATTCAAGGAAAAGCTTTATTTTACGAATCGGACAATACCCCGGACAAGTCCTGGTCAATTTCGAAATTTAAAACGCATCACGTTCATGAAGACCTAAGGTTTGCATATATCAAAACCCATTCTTGCAATATGCAAAAATACATACTTGCGGAAAAACATATACCTTACATCGAAACGTCGATTTCCCTGGTAGACTCAAGTTTCCCATACACCTTGCTTCCAGGTGATATCGTTGAAATGGCGGATGTCAAGGATATTTCCGCCGGAACCGTGAATCGGAAATATTGCATTCTCCGAATTCGAAGGAACGTAAATTCCGGCACGTGCGTTCTAATTCTTTGGGACGTGACCAAGCATGCATTGATGGACTATACCTGCCAACTTTCTATCCAGTCTGAGGGAAATGAGGTTGTCAATTTTTGCGACCACTCCCTTGGTCCGCTCGGAAATAATTCAATAACGAATTCGAACGTAAAGCAGTTCACTGATGCAACCGCTCTAAACCTGGTGTCATGGAGGTCAAATGCAGTAGATGCATACATAACTGTACCGCAAGCATCGTTTGACAAAATTGGAAGTATGCCGGATAGAAATGAAATTTCATTTTCATTTCTATTCAGACCCCTTTCAATCGCTTCAAATCAAAGAATATTTTCTGTTGGGAGAGAAGACACTCAAAGAGATTTCTATGCTCTCCGAATGCTCGCTACGACCGGATACCTAAGTATTGCAAAACAAACGAATGCGGTCCAAGACTTTGGGATTTCGGCGATAAGTAGCGGATTGGTTGCTGGAGTGTGGAGCCACATCATATTGTATTTGAAAAAAAATGGAAATAATACGGAAATATCTCTATACAAGGATGGGGTCAGGATTATATCTTCCACTCAGAATTCCGGCAGCTCATACAATGCGGGGTTGACTGTTGGAGCGCTTAGGGTGTTTGGGCTTGCCACAACAGAATATACAACCGGTTCATTTCAGGAATTCGCATTGCATCACGGAAACCCCTGGGGAGCTGGCGGTGCAAATTGTACACAACAGACCCTGCAAAATACTTTTTTCGGTGTCAATGGAAAATTGATGTACGACAAAGTTTATCCACCTGACTAAAAATAGACAATGTTTATAAATCGATATGAGCCAATTTTAGACGTTGCAGTTTTTAAATAACAAAACATATTGATAAACGCTTAGATTGTCTTGTATCGATTTGTATTTTTACGATAACCCCGCTACACTTCGATAAAACAAAGTTGTTTTATAAAGTGTGTGGACATTGAATTTATAACGATTTTAAAAAAAGGAGTTTACATGAAACGAAATTTAACAGTTTTTGTGCTGGTTTTAATGCTTTTTTTTTCCGGGTGTGCTTCAATTCAAAAGAACCCTGAAAAATTTGAGGTTCAATTGAAAACGGCATATGATGCCGCGTATTACGCGTTGAATTTTCTTAACGTCCTATTCCCGGAGATTATTCCAGGATTCGTTAGGCCCATAATTGGAATACCGGATGGCAAAAATGGCTCAAAATAAAAAACAAGACTGTAAGCAAACATGTGATATTGCTCAGAAGATAGAACTGCAAGACCAGACTGGTGCATTCAGGATTCTATCCGACCTTGTCACAACGTATCCAACCATCAAGGCGTCAATAATCGATACTGGACCTGCTTCTATATTATCGATGATTTCAAAAATGGAAGCCAACCTTTCCGAATTAACAAAGATATCGAGGGACCTAAAAATGTTAATGATGGGGGACGGAATCAATCCCGGAGTGGCTCAAAAAACAAAAGAAAATTCCGAGATAATTGAAAAAATCAAAGGTTTTTTTTGGGTGATTGGTGGGGCATTGGGTTTATTGGGAGCATCAGCAGGAATAATAAAATTATTTTTTTCAAGATAGTATTGACAAATACAAAAAAAAGATTATACTATAGGTATCATTTTTGTTTTATCACTCTCTATCTTCCGGGGTATGATAGCAATGAGGACCCCGGTTTTGGCTTATTAGATTTAACCCAACCAACCCCCCCCCACCTGATTAGCTCCGGGTGGGGTTTACTTTTTCGGTTTCGAGAACTCATTACTCTCTACTCCGTTTATATCCTAACTATGAGTGATTGAAACTTTGCCTATCATATCTATTCCAATCCTGACAAGATCGGCAAGTTTTACTTTTTTGTCGCATTTGGATGCGTAGGCGTAGGCGGCGTTGGCGGCTTTGGCGGCGTAGGCGGCGTAGGCGGAGTTAGCGTCGTAGGCGGCGGCGTCGTTGGCGGCGTTGGCGTCGTTGGCGGCGTAGTAGGCGGCGTTGGTGGCGGCTTTGGCGGCGTAGTAGGCGGCGTCGTCGGCGTCGTTGGCGGCGTAGGCTTTACATATTTTTTCATCAAAGTCTAGCGTTCCAAACTTCTCCGCTTGTTCAATTGTGTTTCGTGGCCGTTCGTCTCCCGGAAAACGTTCTTCAAAAATATGAAGTACAGAACGCGCACAGTGGCAAGCAAATTCAATGCATTGCTTGCGGCTCATCACTCGAACCAAAAGCCACAATGCCCAGTCAACTTCCTCAAGCTCAATCAATCGTTCCATGAGCGGGACAGCTTCCATACCGAGTATGTCATGCTCGGTGCCAAATTTTAATGATTCTTCGCAAGCATTTTGCTTACGAAGATATTCTTTAGTTATTTTCATTTTTATTTCTCCATTTTTTGTTTCCCGGCAATAACCCCAGTCGATCATAATACTCCTGTCGCCTGATATTCGTGCCTATTTTGTTCTTCGTCCATGTAAGTAAGCCAATCCAACAACTCTTTCTCTATATCAGACTTGTCTGCTGGCAAGTCAATTTTCATTTTTTCAAGAATTAACCACACGATATCTGGTACTTCAATCTCATGTGTTTGGAGCCACAGTAATAACACTGTTGGCTTCGCCGACTCTATTATTACCTCAAATTGCGTTTTCTTGTTTAGCGAGTGTAGCCACTTACAATCACGTATTGCGCATGCGTATTTTGTGTCGTTCATATTGCTTCTCCTTTTTGTATTCCCCGGGTATCACTGCACCCTCCGGGGTAGGTGTGGAATAAACTATGATGGGTCGGCCAGTGCGTTTGTGGAAATTCGGTTGGATTTCATTTCATTGACTTCCTTTTCTTCGGAGTCGTATTCGTCTCCTACTGAGCAGCAACCAAAAAGCGTACCTGAAAAATATATGATACCGGTTTTTTTTCCAACAACTTCCCATATTCCATTTCTCTTGACTATTTCCGTTACGGCTTCATTCTTCGTCATGTTAGTCTCCATTTGATTTGTTCCCCGGCAACTGGCACCCCGCCGGGGTAGGTGCGCTCTGATAAAATTATCTTGAATTATATGCGTCAATAACTTTCTGCGCTATGGCCTTAGTTTTTTCGTTCCATTTCCCATTATCGACGCACCATAAAACCTCGTCAACCTCTGAAATAGATAACCCTGTAGCCTGGGTAAGAAATTGGTTCATCCTGTCTTGTCTAGCCTCCGATGAGTCAATCTTCTTGTTAAGTGGCAACTTTTCCGCATTACGTTCAATCCACAAAACCCTTACCTCTACGCCAGTTATAATATGATTGAACTCCATCCTATCTATCTCGCTTGCTTTCCTTTCAATTATGTACTTGACTTCATTTTTTTTCATGTTAGTCTCCATTTTTTTTGTATTCCCGGCGACCGACACCCCGCCGGGTAGGGTTTACTTTTTCGGTTTCGAGAACTCATTACTCTCTACTCCCCAAAAACAATACAAAAAAAAACGTCTCAATATTTCAATTCGAAACATTCGAACGAATTGCTTTTCAGTAATACCAACCGTTCTGATTCCATCCAGAACATCACCAATTTTTATAAAATATTTACTACCATTTTCAATAAGCAATAGGTGGTTGAGACGAGATGAGTAACCTTCAACACCTTTTTTAGGAAGACCTATCCATCTCTCCCGAAAAATGTACGACTTTGCCATATATTTTTTTAACCAAAAAAAATTATTTTTCATGTTTTCTCCTTACCGGTATTCCCGGCGTATCACTTCACCCCGCCGGGTAGGTGGAAATATTATTTTTCTACTATAAAACCATACTCGTCTTGCGAGCATGATGCTTCATATACTAACGTTTTTGTTTCGAGATCAAAAATTGAAAACAACTTAGAATAATCGACGGTCATGTGATTAATCCCGCCGGGAACGAGAACGTATCCGTCTTCGTCGCTTTCGACGTGGACGCGGGCAAACATCATTCCATCTTCAAGGATGAAGCCTTCAGCGGCTTCTCTTGCTTCATATGCATCATTTTCATTCATCATTCTTGTTATCATTTTGTTTCTCCTGGTAAGTTTATGTCCCGCACTCACTTACACATATATTATAGTATAGTTTGTCTTATTTGTCAACTGTTTTTGTAAAATATTTTTATTTTTATTTATAGTGCAGATTGCACTGTTCTATAAGCAATCCA